ATCTGCACCTGTATCACCAAGGGTAATATATTTATATTCAGCACCTTCACGGACTTTTCGTAAGCTGCCAAATTCTTCCAAACCAACACGCTTAGTGACTTTAAAGTCTCTAAACGTGTTGGTTCGTAAGCTGCCAAATTCTTCCAAACCAACACGTTTAGAGACTTTAAAGTCACTAAGCTGGCCTTTACGGGTAAAGCGCTCAAAACTTTCTTGCGCAGCAGTCCAACCTTTTAACACTGACTTATTAGCCACATCTAACAAGATATTGCCAAAATCACTTGAGCTATGAGTAAACGCTAATGCGACCATTTGCATTTGATTAAGCCCAGCCATGCCGATACCGCGATCACCCAGTGAAGCTCGAGCTAACTCTTTCAAGTTATAGCTGGTATAGCCGTTTGATGCTTCGGCTTTCTCATAACCAGCGCGAGCCATTAAGTGAGCACGAATTGAATCACCCACGATGTTACCGTTGCTGGCATGAATAATGACACTTTTAGGCTGCACGGCGCACGGTGTGGTGTTCTCACCCAGCTTTGCCAAGATCATGTCTTTGGCTTTATCAGCATTGATGTTGGCATCGGCAATACACTGATTACGTAACTCTGCTAACTCAGGAAAGAAAGCAAATGCCGCATTGATACCGTTCATACGCTCAGTATTAAACGCAATCGCAGCCGCTTGAATAGCAGTGGTATCAGGTTGTGTTGCTGCAGGCGCAGGCAACTGAGCATTAGGTGCTGCTGGTGCTGGCACGAGTGGGTTGGGAGCACTGTTACCCTGCGGTGCAAACAGGTTTTTGAGAGCTTCAGGCATATTAGTAAAATCCTTAAGACGTTTTGAATTAAGTGATGCCGCCATTTGCAGCGGATCGGTGAGGGTGTTGGCAAAACCTTTTTCCACTGCTTCGCGCCCAGTTAGCCAAGTTTCAGCCGCTAACAGGGCGTGGAGTTCATCTTCTGACAAGCCTGTTTTGTGTTGGTAGGCGCCCACTAAATTGCCTTCAACCTTATCGAGCAAGTCGGCGTATTTGCGCATATCTTCGGCATCACCGAGAGTTCCGCCCCAAGGCTTATGCACCATCATCATGGCGTTTTCAGGCATGATGACTTCATCAAAAGCCATGGCAATCACACTGGCCATCGAAGCTGCAAGGCCATCGATGTAGCAAACTTTGTGCGCTGGGTGGCCTTTGATCATGTTGTAAATCGCCATGCCTTCGAATACATCGCCGCCTGGCGAATGAATACGGGCGGTAATGGTGCCCACTTTGCCTAGGGCCTGTAGATCACGGGCGAACTGTTGCGCACTAATGCCCCAGCCGCCAATCTCGTCATAGATCATTAACTCGGCATTACCGTTTTGGGCTTTGAGGCTATACCAGCTATTGGCGGGTTTATTACTCTGGTTCAGCGTTGCGACGGGCACGCTCAGCGCTCCGCTTGGCAGCATTGCGCTTAGCATTGCTGATGCTATTGGGGTCTTTTTCACTGTTAGGATCTCCTAGCGAGGGGTCGGGGTCATTGGCCGTGACCATGTTGTTTTCGCGGTTGTAATCCACCTCACGCTTACGCTGGCGTTTTACTTCTGCAGGATTACGGCCACGGGCGCGAGTCCAATCGGCCTCGGTTGCGACGTTGGCAGCGATCATCATTTCCCAGCCTTCGGCCTCTTTGCGTGGGTCAATCCATGGCATGGTGGGCCCGTAGTACACGGCATCAAATAAGGTGCGCATGTCGAGATCAGGCGGTAGCACTAATGGGTCCTGCTTGTTGTGCATTTCCATTTTGAGAAAATTGCGGAACACAGGCCGCGACCAGCCAGCACAAAACCACTGCTGCATAATTCGGTTGGATTCGTCTTGCTCAACTAGCTCTTGGCGTTGGCTTGAATAACTGCCGTTGTAGTCACGGGCAATGCTGGAATAGCTACCACGGGTACCGGCTGCGGCGGCTTTTAATTGGCCGTTACGAAAATCAACTAAGTGCACATTAGGCCGATTGGATTCAATCATGCCAACATCTTCACCGGGCTTGAGATCATCGAAGGTCATGCCAGGTGCAATGGGGATTTCGCGACTTGACGATTCACCACTTGAGTCAGGAACAAACATGGCGGCATCGCCACGCTTGATGTAAAACGCCAGCGCGGCCGCAATCCTTGCGGCTACTCGCTCAGATTCTTCATAGTCTTTAATATCACCAAGGCGGGTTAAAATGCCGTGGAATAACGAAGCGCCGCGCAGTTGGTGCAGGCGTTTAAATAAGCCTAAGTGCATCATGCTCGATGCGGGTATCACTTTGGTTTTGTAGCGAAAGCCGACTTGATCCGCAGGGTGATCCAGCAATACGTGATAGTTAACCACTTGGCCCCAACCGTTAACCTCAAGCCCTTGGCGTACCCGCTTTGCTGGTTCGTTTAACTCGTAGGGGATAAAGTCGGCTTCTAAGGCTTCAATACTGTATTGAGTGCCTTGCTCATTTGGGTGGCCGAACTTAGGCACTTTACCCATCACATGCTGGCCGAACACATCACCATCACGCAGGGCGCTACGTAACACCAAGCGTTCTAATTCAGGACGACTAAAGCGGCCCGTCACATCACACTTAAGCGACCATGCACCGAAACGGCGTTGAATATCGTTAGCTAAGTCATCAAGGATTTCACCGCTAATACTGCGCGGCTGCGGTTCAACCACAATCCCTTGGGCACCGATCACCCGTTCTTCCATCCGGTCGAGAATGCCGATACTGAGATCATGATTTTCGTCTAACCAGCGCGCTTGCTCACGCAGGCTTTTACCTGCGGCAAATACCGCTTGGTTAGCCCCGCGACTTTCCTTTTTAGCGCGATGCGTGCGGCTTGGGCTGGCGGCTTCATACCCTTTCAGGTTGCGGTAGCTCATTGCGGCCGCTTCACGCTGTAATGCTAAACGCGGGGCAAATATCGCCAGCGCATCATTGATAATGCTCATGTGTTGCTCCGACTTATATTTTTAGACATGCCCTATTAATGCGGCTTGATTAGTTAAAGCTGGCTAACTTGACGCCACCCTGTGGGCGGCTAAAGGCACTTAAACGGCGCTCCCACTCAAGCCGACCTTTGCGGATTTCGCCTAGGTCCTCGGTGGTCATGGTTTTGCCGTTGATCGTGGTTTGCTTGCCTGCCAACACATCAAGCTCGGCCTGAAAGTACGCATCGATCATCTGTTGGCATTGGTTTTTGGTCATGCTGTTATCCTTGGCTTTATGGTATTGACTACAGCCAACCGCCAGACGTACCAGAGCCGCCACCGTTTAGGTAAGCAGCATTTGCATTGGCCTGTTTTGCGGCTTTGGGTTTAGGTTCTTTGGGTTGGTCGCTTGATATGGCGATCGGGGTAACTTGTGAAAGTTTGTCGAGGTTAATGCCGAATTTCTCTATCGCGATATACAACGCGGCCAAGGCGTAAACGAAACAATCTAACGCCTCGTTGCGGCGCTTTTGGTTGTCCCATTTATAGATGACCCGCCCGTTTTGGCGCACCGGCACCTTGCGTTCGCTGGTGAGCTGTTGCAGCTCAACGTCATCACATACCGCTTCGTTTAGCGGAAAGTGAATCGCACCAGGCTTGCGCACATCCACATCAGGGGCAATCCGCAACATCGACATCAACAACTCTTTGGCGTTGTCGGTACCGACCTCCGTTAAGTACACGCCTTTGGCGGTTCGCTTACGGGGGAAGTTGGCGATCGGCTTGCCGTAAACGTTGGCACCTCTAATGGGTATAACCCGCATTAGTCCAAGCTTTTTACTCATGGCGTAAACGTCATCGGTATAGTGGCCGCCTGAGTCCCAACCCACTACGCCAATATTGAGCACAACACCATCGGCACGGGCATAGCTTTGCGCAATACGCTCAGCCACTTTGTCTTTAAGAACTTGATCAGCGGGATCACCATGGAGAATAAAGCGGTCAATTAGCGCCGCCTCTTTACCCGCACCCCAACCCCAAACACGGCCTTCGTAACGGTTATCTTGGGTGTCGATACCTGCCGTTAAATACACTACCCAATTAGGCACTTTGCCACTCGGGTACATTTCGCGGCGCTTCGCTAATTCTTCCCACTCTAAGCGCTCGCCGTTGTCGTTATCCCATGGCTGGCCTAACTTAGTGTTGACGAAAGTCTGCAGCTTTTCTTTATCGCCTTTGGCTTTAAAGAACTCAGTAACCAATTTCGCCCAGCTGTTGAGCGAGTTATAGGCCGACCAGATATGAATCGAGATATTGGGCGGCGTGGTGATATCGTTTCCGTCGGCATCATAAAAGTCTAAAAAGTCTTTAGTGCGGATGCCGGTGTTTTCGCATATCCACACTGCGCTTGTGTGCAGCTCCATATCATCGAGCTGATTGTTTTCGATACAGCAACCACAGTGCTCACACAGATAATAGGCTGTGCTTGGGTCATGTTCTCCCTTGGCGTTTTTATTCCACTTAATGCCAAAGGCTTCTTCAGGGCCACCCCACTTTAAATCCTGCAGTTCGTCACAGTGTGGGCAAGGCAAGCTGAACTTAAAATAGTGCGGTGATTCGCTACAGGCTTTTTCAATCTGGCAGGTACCGAGCACTTTAGGCGTTGAACCGCGAATCGACTTGGGGAACATCGACAGTTCGATACGAGTATCACCAAGCGATGTGGCGTTACCTTCGTGCTCGATGGATTCATCAAAACCCGCTAGTTCGTCGTAGATCACATCATCAGTGGAGATTTCGCGATAGTTAGCTGCAGCGGTACCACCGCGCACCATCAACGTTTTACCGTTGGTGAAAATCTTATCTTCTAGCGTGCTG